GTCGCCGCCTCGACATAGTTGGGCAGGCGGACGCTTTCCGGCGCAAAGCCGGCGCTGGTCGCCATCAGGGTCTTGCTACCCATGGTTGAGTACGCGGCGCCCATGGCCAGCATGTCGGACGGCAGCAGTTCCTGCAGCGACAGACTGATGCCGCCCGGTGCACCAGCCTTGGCAAAATCCTGGTAGGCTTTGTTCTCGGCGAGCATGTCGCCGAGCGACTTCATGTCCTTGCGCTCGCCGCGACCGTCGCCCTTGCCGCCCGGCAGGCGGAAGCTGCGCTGCGGCGCATTGCGGGCCGCGTGTTCGACCGCTGCCTTCTCGGCCGCGTCCAGGCGCTGCACGTGCTCGCCCAGCTCGTTGAGCTCGGCGTTCATCTGGTTGACCTTCTCGGCCACCGCGATCGAGCCCTTCACGTCGGCGCCCAGCACGGTCACCTTGTTGAAGTCGTACTGCTTGCGGCCGTCGCCGCCTGTCACCAGGGCCTGTTCGAAAACCTTGCCCAGCTCTTCCTGCTTGGCTGCCATCTTCTGGCGCGCCTGCTCCAAATTCAGTTCCTGTACCGACATGCCGATCTCCACTGCACCGCAGTCCACAAAAGACCGGGCCATATGGCGGCACTCGTGCAGGCCTAGCGCCCCGGACGGCTGTCCGGGACTGCGCTTTCTATCGCTGCAGGGGATGGTGCGAAGCGTGCGCCTCGCAGCGAAGGTCTAGCCGATGAGGCCGGGCGCTGACAACTGCCACAGCGCAGGCCGGCCCAAAGAGCGCGAAATTGCCGTTTGAGCGGCCCTAAGAGGGCGGGTCGGGAGAATTTCCGGGGGAACGGCCGTCAAGGCGCTCCTGCGCGCCCTGACGGCCTCTATGCCGATGGTCAGCCCCGGCGAGGCAGATGCTTCTGCGATTGGGCCAGGAGGAAACCGTAGAGGGCCTCATCCACTTCAAAAGATGAGCCCGAGATATCCAGGTTGGTCTTCGGAGCAAGCGCCTTGCCCAGCGCCGCATGGATGTCTTCCAGCTGCTTGCGCCCCGTGGCGGAAAGCACCGAAGCATCGGCGGCCGTGACGCTTGCCAGTTCGCCCAGCGCCTCGATCAGCACGGCAAAGTGGTTCTCCTTGAGCGCGGCAGCTTTGATCGACAGCGTGCCGGTGCCCACGCCCGCGCCGCGCAGCACCGGGCTGATTTCGTCGCAGTCCAGCTTCTTGAGCACGCGCACCTGCATGCCCTCGCGCTGCTCGAAAGCATAGTCGAGCGTCTGGAAGCCGTAGCTCCACTCCTGCACAGGCAAGCCGGTCGCAAGGTCGAACTTGAGCGTCTCGTGCCATTCCTTCCCCGTCTGGGTGGCAAGGTTCAGCGTAAAGTCGGCCAGCGCCCAGCCATCCTGTTCGAACAACCAGGCCTTGCCGAACGGCATTGCCTGCCGGTTGTGGGCCGGGATCATCTGCACCCATTGGCCGCCGCCGGTCTTCCAGCTGAAGGCGCCGGGCGCATAGGTGTCACCATCATAGTCGACGGCAGCCAGCTGCGCGATGCGTGCGCGGCCCTTGCCGGTTTCGTCCATGCTCTCGATCGTCACTGCCTTGAATGGCATGGGTCAGTCCTCAAAGTTGGGAGCAAAGCTCAGGGTGCCGTTGGGGTGTTCCTCGTCCGCCATGGTGGGCGCCTCGGCGATCGACACGATCGATCCGTTGCGGGCGATATGGGTCAGCAGCGACCGGCCGGGGCCGAGCAGGCCATCGTAGACGATCAGCGAGGTGACTCCGGCCGCCTTGGCGCGCTCGATCGTCGAGATGTTCTGCGCGTACTTTGTTTCCGTGCGTGCAATCCGGCGCGAGCGCGTCAACGGCGTATCGCTCGGCCCAGCTTCGACCATGCTGGCGATGCGATTGGCCAGCGCCGTGGCGCCTTCGCCCTCGGCTCGCCCTTCGGCCAGCGCCTGGAACAGCGCGTCTTTGGTCTGGCCTTCCAGATCGACCAGCCCGGCGCGCCGCCCGCCTGCCGCAAGGATCGATCGCGCCACCACGTCGGGCAGCGATGTCCCCAGGCCCGCGCGCTCGGCCACGTCGTTCGCGGCCTTGGCCACTTCGAGATATTGGGCTTGGTACAGATCGCGCAGTTCGCTGTCCCAGCGACCAATGCCCAACTGGTCGAGGATCATGGCAATCACCAGATCGTCGGACTTGGTTTCCTTACCGGCAAGGTTCGGGTCTTTCTGGAGCAGCGGCAGCGCGGCCTTCTCAGCCTGTGCGCCAAGACCCGAAAACCACTTCGTGAGGCGCTGCTCAAACGCCGCCGCCAATCCGTCACCCTGCTGCTGCATCAGCAGCGCCCAGGCGTATCCGCGCTGGTATGCGTCCTGGCTCGCCTGGGCCTTCCGCTCTTTCGGTGCGGGCAAAGCCGGTGCAGGCGCACGCACGGCCAGCGCCTTGCCGTCGCCTTCGGGCACTTCCAACATAGAAATCGAGCGCAGATAGAACCGGTGGCTGTCGTCGGCTGGCAGACCAATGCCCATGCGGTATTCGAACACGGTCACGGCGCCAGAGCCGAGCGCCTCCTTCCACCGCGTCTGCCGCTTGTCCTCGTCCTCCTGCAGGGCAACGACTGCCGAGGTATCCCAACCCACGCGCTCGCGCTGATCGCGGCGGAACTGGCCAACCAGGCTGCGCTGCAGTTCGTCGGCAAACATGCGCGCCATAGGCAGCACACCGTTCGACCAGGCGAGTTTGCGCATCTCCTCCATCGTGGCGCCGACCTTGGTGGCTTGAAGCCCAGCGCCAAAGCCCACGACAGCGGCCGGGATGCCGAGGCAGGCACAGACGCGCTCTTCGGCCACGTCGCGGCCTTCGCTCATGTTCATCTGCTGCGGGTTGAAGCCATAGGGCTGCACATCGGTCGGCGCGCCCATAACCAGCGTTTGCCCGCGATTGTCGCCGCCGAACTGCTGCTGGAACCATGCCTTGGTCGCCGCAACGTCATCGGGCGAAGCCATGGCGCCGTTTTTGGGGCTGATGACCACGCCGGGTGCGCCCATGTTGCGCAACAGGCTGGCGACGAAGTTGCTGCTCTCCAGGTCGACAAAGATTTCCCGGATGGCACCGTCGATCGGAGACAGGCCAAGCCGCGTGTTTCGCGGGTTCATGCCATGTCGAAAATGCACCACGTCGGCAAAGTCGATCGACATCGGACCAAGCCCGTCGCCGCAATTGTACTCATAGTGGCTGATGAACACCGACCCATCTTCAGGCCATTTGGGTTCCATCATCCATGGCGGGACAAACCACAGCTCCACCGGCACGCCATAGCTGTTGCGCACGATCAGCCAGTAGGCGTTGCCCGTGATCGCGAATGCAAAGATGGTGGCCATCCACAGCGCAATGTCACCATAGAAAGCGTTGGGCCGCTGGATCAGCGCCAACATGGGATGATCCGCCACCGGTTGGTGGTTTCCATCGTTGTCGGGCTTCGTCACTTCGAGAACGGCCTCGGGCAAGGCGCGCGCAATCCACATGACCGGCGCGGTAACTACCGAGGAATCGAGGCAATCGCCGACTTCCTTGCGATAGTCATACCGGGTGCGCTTCAGCAGCCTCGCCAGGAACGGCGCGCGGGCCACATGGCGCATCGCGGTCAGGGCTTTGGTGAACCACTTCATCGTACCGGTATCCAGTCTGTCGGCGTTTCGTTGTCGTAGGAGGCAGTGAGCGCCATCATCCCGGCGCTGGTTGGCCGCAGGCGCCCTTCGCCATCGATCGTCACCAGTTCGGGTACGAGCAGGCGCAGCAAGTCCGGACCGATCGGGCCGTAATGGTCGTTGAAGTCGCCGGTTGTGGCTTCGCCATGCCGCACCATGGTGAAGGCGATCGCGTTCAGCAGCTGATTGGCCGTGTCTTCGCGCTTGATCGGGCTCGAAGACACCGGCCGCCATTGCCCATCGCCAGCAACCGAAGCCGCGTGCACGGCCAGCGCCAGCGCCCAGAACCGGTCGGCGTGCCCATCCGTCGTGCGCTCCGCGGTAAAGCGGATATTGCCCGCCTCGGTGGTTTGTTTGGTGACCGAGCGTAGATCGGCGCGAATGACCGGATCATACGGGATGCGCAGGCCGCGATCTTCCATGCGCGAGCGCACCGGATAGGCCAGGGCTTCCTTGACCTTGGGCGTGAAGGTCACGCCCTCGACCATGTAGGTTCCGAACTCTTTCTGCGCATCGTCGGTCCACCCGATGCCGAGGCCGGTGGCATCGATGCAGGTGCGGCGGCAGCGCCTGATCCACGGCCACAGGATTTTCTCCTGGTCGCCTTTGGTCATCTTGGACAGGGGCTCGACATGGCGGGTGTAGAACGTGTCGCCCAGCCGCTCGACCACCCACAGCACGGTCAGGTCGCGCTTTCGGCCGATATCGATGCCGGCATAGAGCTCGCCGCCCTCGATCGTCGTCCAGTCCGTGCCTTGCGGATACTCGTTCTTGGCGATCAGGTCGTATTCCAGGAATGCCGCGTCGTCGTCGGCGGGCTGGCACATGTATTCCTGGAGAAAGCTCTCCTCGTCCGCGCAGCCGCTCTTCACGAAGTCGAAATAGGCCGCCTCGTCCATACCCTGGATTTGATCGTCGGCCGGCAGCGACCGCTGCAACTTGTAGAGGAAGCCATCGTCCAGCGCGGTCTGCAGCGTGACGGTGTGCAGGCTGATGTTCTTCGGGTTGCCCTTTTCCTTCACCTCGCGAACCAGCTGGTTGAAGAAATTGTGGCTGCCACGATGCGTTGAAATCAACTCCATCGAGCCGCCCCAGGTGATACCCGGATAGGCGATGGCCCACAGCTTGCGCGGGTCGGGGTGGAGCGCAAACTCGTCCAGGATGCGCCCGCCGCGTTTGCCGGCCTGGGCATCGGGGTTCGAGCTCATCGAATTGATGCGCTTG